CCCACAGCGGCCACACCATAAGTCGCCACAATAATCTTGTTATCAGCAATCGCAACTTCATTATATTCTTCTTTACGATCTTTGGTTTTAACTCTGCCTGATATGAATACTGCATCTTTTAAATTCTCTGTTAAAAATTCACCACTTTCTATTCTGTCTACCAAAACTAGAGTATTACCTGTTTCTGCAATCTTGTCAATGAGGCTGGCAACATAGGTCATACGTTCTGAATTAGTAACTAAAAACTTGAGTTCCTCTGCATAGCTGCCAAACTCTTTCCATTCTGCTGTCTGTACAATATTAACATGACAGTTGGCTAATACACCTTTTTCCTGTAACTCGTGTGCAGCCACTCTATGTACTACTTCACCTAGACTAGCACGTAAACTTTGAAACTCGAAGTCTTGTTTTGGCACAGTTCCTGTAAGTCCCCATCTGATTGGCGCTCTACTAAGATTAAAGGTCAAAAGTTTTTTAAGAACTTCTGCTTTAGCCATATGTACTTCATCTACCATAACGCAACGAACATTATCTAACAGTTCTGCCAAGGTTAGAACTTCTAAATCTTCGCCAATTTCCTTGGATTTTTTGTCTAAAATATTGAGACTTTGCCAGGTGCATATTGTATGAGTTCGTGCTAGTTCCTTTCTATCTCCGTAGTAAACGCCTACATCTAAACCGACATTTATAAAATCTTCTTCTGTCTGTTCTACTAGACTTTTGTTAGGTACTATTGTAACAGTTCTACCATATTTTTCGCAAATTTTCGCCAAGGTCGCGGTGGTAATAGTTTTACCAAAACCTGTGGCTATTTCTTGAATACACTGAGGATTGGTCAAAAACTTATTAATAACTTCTACTTGATCATCACGTAGTCTAATGTATTCTCCTTCAAACCTATGTCCTTTAGGCCATGTTTTTTCACCCCAAAAATCTTCGAAAATTTCCTTAAAATTAAGGTCAAAAATTTCACGGTGATCTTCCAGTTCGCAGTAGTAGTTACGATTTTCAAGTAGTTCTAAAACCTGTGGTAACATAGATAGATAGGTAGTTCCGCCCAGACCGAAAAAACTCACAGTACCATCCCATCTGCCCAGTTTATAAGCTGGTCTATATCGGGCAGTAGGGTCCTCAAACTTAAATTTTTTGACCAAATACTTTCGTGTGTCAAGATCTAGATTTTCTATCTTAACATTAACTTCATCTTTGATAATAATTTTACAGCTCGGCAAAATCTATTTCCTGTTGTTTTGTTTTTGTACAATAGTAAATCATATTTTCATGTTTTTTCACGAAATCACGCATGGTATAATGTACATTGTTATAGCCTAGATTAATAATAAGGTTAAAACGTGTATTATATTTTACTACAGTTTTAGGAACTTTGCTACTTAAAAAAACTACTTTGGTATTATCTGTCAAAGGATTATTCAAACCATTATTTTTGACAAATTCATTGAAATCTTTGTTGGTTTCGTTAGGTAATCTAAACAGCACTGTAATGTCAGTTGTATCAACACCCATACGAACTAGGTCGGTATATATTTTTTCAAGATTTTCAAGTTCACTTCCTCCCGGAATCACAATGGCCACAGGAAACATATTAGTTATAATCTGTTCTAGGTCAAGAAATGCGATTTTTTCGGGGTTTATATTGAAATCTTCGCTAGGAACACCTGCGAGGAACTCTTTGGTTAAAGTTTTAACTTTATTGCTTTGTAAAAAGTTTTCAACGTTATTGTCCCATACAAAGACTCCTTTTTTTCTTGCCTCAAAAATAGCAGAAAGTGGTTCTTTTGATTCTATTTGAGGCAAATTTTCAGGAAAATTGACAAATTTTAGGTCATTTTCTTCATAAGTTAAACAGGGTATGTAGTTATCTATGTTTTGTTTAATAAAAGCGATTTCATCAAATAATATTTTGATTTCATCTGATAAGATAAACTCAAATTTTGTACTAATATCAAATAAAAAGTTAAGATTTGACTCGGAAAGCGGAAAAATCCAAGATTTTTCATCTTTTGACCAAAAACCATTAGTTGACTGTTCACGACCTTTTCTTAGTTCTGTTAAAATATTTTCATTATAGGGAAATTCCACTTTAATGACCTTACCATAAGCAATATCTTCTTTAAGCGAAATGACTTTAGCAGATGAAATCACTCTAAATGGGTATTTGTATCGGGGTTGAAGTAAATTTTGGTCAATATTTTTACCTAGCACTGTTTCTAAGTATGATTGATTACGTTTTAGTATGCGTAATGCAATATTTGCCTGTTTTTCTGTCAAGGCCAGTTGATTAAAAATTTGATTAGCAAAACTATTAATTAGGTTAGCATCAAATTTGTTCAAGTTCGGGCTTACTCCCGTTTCTAGAACTGTAATAAGATCTTCTATAAACATTATAGTGTAATATCCTCTAAACCCGCGGATCGTAACTTGATAATATTACTAAGTTGCCACTGTTTAACGTCCAGTGCCTTAACAATGCCTAGCCATTGGTTGCGTAGCATGGCAAACTCGTTGATAATTTTCTCCATATCTACCACATCTGCCTCGCCTTCAACATATTTTTCACAATCTCTTGAGCTAAGAGCTCGTTGATAGTTTTCTAAATATTTTTTGAACGCCTTAGACCTAATACGTCTAAGTTCGATGTTAAGATATTCGAGAATAGCTTCTATTTCCTGCAACTGATTAAATCTTTGTTCAACAATACCAGGTAACGAAGCAGAGGCCTTCTCTACGTTGCCGTAGATCTTGACCTCTTTTCGTGCTTGTTCGATTTCTGTGTAAAAGTGATTAAGGCAGTTGGGAAGATTAGCTATGTCTTGTGAGACTTTAGCATACCAGGACATCAATATTCCTCGTCGTCTTCCTCTTCGCCCCAATCATCTTCGTAATCCTCATCTGCTTCTTCTTCTTCACCCATTACAAGGTCAATAGCGTCGTCTAGATGAGGATCATATCCCTTAAGTCCTTCTAGCACATTGGTATCAGTGTCTTTATCAACCAAAAAGTCAATAAACTGTTCTGCTGCCGCTGCTCTAGTTTTTTCAGGGACATGATCTCTAAAGATTTCCCAAACTTCAATAATAAGTTCTTCGTCCATTATGCTTCCTCAGTATCCTCAACGGTTTCTACTGGAGAGATTGGCAATGAATTATCCCATTCTGCCATTATTTTAAGAAGTTTATCTTCGGTCCAGTTTTTACGGAATTCAGCTACGATCTCACCAGTCTTCTTACTTATATATTGTAGCTTATTTCCGCTTTTTGTCAATACACCCATCTTTTCAAACATGTCTACAAGACCTGAACTAGGACTCATACCTGTTGAATATGGAATCTTGACCTGTACCGATTCAAACGGTTTGGCATAACGAGTTTTCATTACCTTACATGCTGAACGAATGCCCAGTACATCGCTTACCTTGTTGCCATCTTCATCTTCTTTTAATTTTAGTTTTTTCATGGCAACTACTATTGATGACGCATAGATAAAGCCTTGCCCGCCACTTATCTTGTCATCAGGATCGAACATATCTTGGCTGGCATAGGTATGATTAGTACATACCAAGCCTACATTGTAACTGCCAAACATATTAACACAGTTACGAACAAGTGCTGTCAGTGCTTTAGGCTTACGACCCATGTCACCTTTAAGGTCACCTGCTTCAAACTGATTAATATCTGTAGGAGTTAATAACATACCAAGACTGTCAATAACAAATAATACCTTAGGACGATCTTCCACAGGCATTGCTTTGTATTCTTTCATAAACTCATTAATCGTTTTAGCCACATCATCTATCATGGCCATATTAAGTTTTAAGAGTTTATTTTCATCAGTATCTACGCCCAAGGCATGTAACCATGCTTCGTCAAGAGCATTTTCTGAATCAATAAGAATACAGAATATACCTTGACTTTGAGCGTGCCTTATGATGTTACCGGAGCAGATATATGATTTACCTGCACCAGATTCACCTGCAAACACAGTTACCTTACCTAGAGGAACTCCTTTGAAGAAGTCCCCTGAAATAAGATAGTTTAGTGCATAGTTACCTGTGGAGATCCAGTCTGTAGGATCATTGAAGCCAATACCTAAACCATCAATGGATTTAGTGATTGACTTTCTAAACTTTGAAATATCAAACGCTTTTGCCATATTAAGTTCCTGTGTTAACTTCTTTTGATACTACTTCTATTTCCGATCTTCCAATAGCTTTCAACCAAGTATTAAGTCTATGTATTAAAGTAGAATCATCTTTAGGATTATCAA